CTTCATCAATGTTCACCACCAGCGGCACCCGGCCATGGGAAATGGCCTGGCGCACCATACGGAAGAACAACTGCTTCAGACCGAAGCCGTCCGAAGTCGCATTGTCCTCCAACCCTTTCAGGCCAGACGGTAATGCGATTTCGGGAATCAGTCGGGTCACCAGCCCCATCATCGACCGCAGCGAGTCGCGCACCCAGTGCTCGTACTGCGCCCGATTTGTATAGTTCTGGTACAGGTATTTATTGCCGACGGCGTCGAGCTTTTCAGCCTCCACCATCCCGCTGGGCTTCGGCAGGTTCCGATCGTTGCGCTTGATGGCGCCCTCACCTTCGAGCGCATCGTCCATCATTTCCCATTCGGCAATGTGCGCGTCGAAGTCGGGGTTTGTCGATTGCACTGGCATCAGGCCAATCCTCCAATACGGCGCGTTCCGCCTGTGCGTGTCTTGATCGGGTAACGCTTGGCAATGAAGTAGCCGGCGGCGTCGTTCATGTGGTCGTGACCTTTCTTCGGGTCTTTGTCCGGCTCACCTTTGTCGGTGTAGGTCTGACGTTCCAGGCACTGGGTAAGCTGAGGACACTGGTCAATGTTGACCTTCAGGCGGCGTTCGCCGTAGGTGTTCAGGAACATGGCGTTAACTGAGTTGACGCGGTCCTTTACGCCGGGGTTTGTCGAATCAACGACCACCGTAAATCCGGCTTTCTTCAACAGCGACAGGTCCGATTCACTAGCGTTCTTGCTACTGGTGTTCTGGCCACTGGCATCTGGATAGACCGCGACGGAATGCCCAGGGAAGCGCGCCTGAATTTTCTCGATCATCTCCGGCGTATCACGCACACCGTGAAACTCATCCAGTGCAAGCGGCAGGTCGTCGCGCACGACATAGACCACTGCCGCCATCTTCATGACGTTGAAGTCCATCCCGATATGTAGGGCCTCGCTGGGCTTGATTCGCTCGGAGGTGTGACATTCGGCGCGGTTGAACGTGTAATACACGACGCCTGCATAGTTTTCGAAGCCGGCCTCGTACTCTTGCCGAAACGTTCGGGGGTCCATCTTGCGACGGGCCGCATCCAGCTCCTCGCCTGGTACGTTGCCCCCCTGCAGCGATGTGTACTGCCAGCTTTTGTGGTCCGGCTCACCGCCAGGCTTACCGTCAAGGTAGGTGTCGTAGCAGTGGTTGAAGCCTTTCGGGGTCCCGATTCTCAGCGCGTGCCCACCCTTGCGCAGCCCTATGCCAGGGATCGTGTACTGGCAGGTAGAAAGCATCGGCCGAAGAACTTCTTCCCACGCAGCCCACGGGCAATCCGCCCACTCATCCACCAAGACGAAGAACAGGCCGGAGCCCCGCAGGTTGTCGTAGTTGTCCAGTCCAACCACGCGCATTACGTGGCCTGACTTAAGCGTTATCGAGCACTCCGTCTCGTTTGGACGGTGCGCACGCCATGACTCTGGGATGGCCTGCTTAAGCCTCCGCCAGAACACGCGCTTAGCCTGCTTGAAGGTTGGTGCGCCGTACCAGATTTCATCTTCAACGCTTACACCCCACTCAGCGGCAAGTCGAGCGGCGCGGCGCATCTCGGCTTTGCCCAAGAACGTCTTGCCGAACCGGCGACCACACACCGCATCACGAAAACGCGCTTCAGGTTGAAACCCCCAGCAGTAAATGTTCGCCTGCTTCGGCGTCAGCTTTACCGGCGGGTCAAAGGTGCGGGGTAGTCGGGACATTCTCATCAGGCTCCAAGGTGTACTCAGCAACGGCGTGCTGCTGGTCCGCCTGGGAGCCCAGGGGTTTTTCAGGTTCGAGTCGGCGATTCACGTAGCAGTCACCCACCTCTTTGGCGGCCTGCTCGTACAGCTGAGCAGTCAGCGCCAGGTTGCGCATGTTCTCGGCCTTCTCAGCCATTCGACCCAGTCCCCTGAGCCTGTAAGCTCGGTTGGCTATAGGGATGTCGGTTGTCTCTTCGCGGAATCGTTTACGGGCGGCATGGAACAGGTCGGCCCAGTTCTTCCCCAGCCTTTGACCAGCAAACTTTGTCGGGTCATATGTTTCGCACTGCTGTCGGGTGATCTCTATTCCGAATTCTGTCTTTACCGCTGCTACCACCTGGGATGGCGTATCGAAGCAGGCCAGAGCCTGAACGATGAAGGCTTTGACCTCGCTTCGTAGTACTGCCATATGGTTGTCATCCGTCAATACCTGTCATGGAATCAGGCCGACTTGAGCAGACAGGTTCCGCAGGCCCTCGATATGTTCAATTTACCCACCTCAGCAGGACTGTTTGCAGCGTCCACCAGCTCTTGCACATCAGGGCTCGCACCATAGCGACGGACCACACCGACGAACTCTTCGACGTCGTGGCCGCGCATCTCCAACTTGGGCAATCCTTCCTGCGTGAACTTGGGCGCACCGTACTGATCTTTGGCCTGGGCAATGTGATAGAGCTCATGCTCAACCAGCGCGCAGAAGTCAGCATCGGAGCACTGGGCGCAGTAGTCGGCAGCCAGAGTGATGATGTAAGCCGGCACATCTCCGAACCAATCCATCATCTGTTGTTCCATCCGGGCTTTCTGCCAGCCACCTGCGCGGAACGTTACCTGTTCGGCCTGGCCTACGACTGTACGACCCTTCTTGCTGAATGCAGCCGATGCCCACATCACTCGCATGTCAGCGTCGATCAGATGAGCGTGGTCTTCGTTGTGGATGCTGCCGGTGTCGGCAAGGATTTCGGCTTGGAGCCATTCCCACACATCGGGAGCGGGCATCAGGCGGATACCGAAATCGGATAGCTCAAGCAGTGATGCTGGAGGGTATGGTCTTTTCACACTGCGCACCTGTCGCGTTGTTTGGACTTCACGCCCCCAAAAGGCTTATTCCCTGCTTCGTCAGAATCAGATATATAAAACGAACGGCGCTAGTGGCGCGTGGCAGCTCAATACAAAATTTTCGAAGGTAAAAATATGTCGGATGAAGCAAGCAGGACCCATGGACGCAATTTGATCAAGTGGTACGCCGGGGCATTACATTCAATCGAGGAAGCAAAACCGAATAACACACACAAGGATCTGAAAAACGCTCGCAGGATCATTGAAGCCTGCACCCCTATTTTTTCGGATCTGGGCATCGAGTTCATTTCCAAGCCACCTCAAGACGTCACCTATTCTTACCAAGGGACGGTTTACCCTATTGATAGAGATCTACCCTACCAAGCCTCCACGGTTCTCCATCCGGATATGTGGAACCACTCACGGTTCGAACAAGAGTTCGATTTGGCGATTGCCTTCTTCAAGAACCCTTGAACTTAGATCCAAACGTTATGCCGCACTCACCTGCGGCACACTGACCCAGCGAAGGACTCGCGATCTTGATGGACATACTGGCTGAAACGGTATTTCGCGCAATCTGCTTCCCTATCGGATGGCCCGTAATGCGGGTAGTCACCCTAGGGAAGTATCCGGCGAAAGGCTCATGGTTTTCACAAACACCTGAATCCGAATGGACATCTGCAGTAGGACTTGCTGTATTGGTGATCACCATGATGGCAATACTGGGCCAGTTCGTTCTTACCTGATCCGCTCAAGCCATTAGTCATCAGTATCCAGCAGCACATCAATCAGCTTCTGCTCACCCAGGCGCATGGCACCCAAGCACTGCAGGTCGTCACACTTAGGCCCAAGCCCAAACACAGTGACCTCGCCCTTTGGGCCGATCAGCGTCAAGGCGCCAACAGTGCAATCCGGATGCACACCGGCATCGAGGTCATCAGCAATCTTGCGCAGAGTCTTGGCGGCGTCGCGCCAACCCTCACGCTTGAAATCAATAAGCTTGGCAGTCATGCCGTCACCTGCTCTAGCTACTCTTCAATGATCCGGCGCACTACTGGCTCAGTCAGAATGGCGGATGGCTTTTCTCCAGTGATCACTGAGCGCACCAGGTCACAGGGCAACACGTGGACGGCGTCACTCGCCACCACTGTCAGGTGCGGTCGCTGGTCCGCGATGTCGTGAATGTCTGCGGTCATTGGCTCACCATGATGTGCGTTTGTCCGTGTGCATGCCCGTGCAGAAGTGATACGAGCAAGCCTTGAGGCAGGCCCGCAGCCTTGGCAGCGTCTACCGCTTTGGCGATGGCGCTATCCAGATCGTTGACGGCCTTGTTGATGTCCGGGCTCATCGATAGAGCGTGGCGCAGGCGGGTGACGTTGTTCATGCTCTCTCCAATGTCGCGACACAATTTGCTGATTGGCGAAACGTGTCGCGGCTTACCTGTTCTTCTGTGCGGCGCTGTATGCAGCCTCACACGCAAAGCCGGCTATTCGGCTTCGATCAAGCGCTGCTGCCAGGCTTCCCGCTGTTTCGTCAGCGCTTCTACGCAAGTCGGCGAGCAGAACGGTAAGGTCGGCTCTTGCCTTGCCTCCGCTGGCAACCTCGGCAGCACAGGACTTTCGGGTGGCAATGAGGTTGGTAATTTGCTGCTGCAAGCTGCGAGCGCGGCCGTCAGCAATAACAACGGCAGCCGTAACATGTTCAGCCTTGTCTTTCGCATCATCGGAGACTCGGTTGATGTCATCAGTGATTTGGCGTTGCAGGCGCAGCGTGTTGCCGAGTGACGTCACCCGGGCTTTGGCAGTGTCGAGCTCGGTCGCGATGAGTGCTCGGTCAGCCTTCACGGTATCCAGTCGCCATGAGAGGTAGCCGACGGATATCAGTGCAACAAGGACGACCCACAACCACGCCGGAACCAACCGAAGTAGCGTCATGGGCTTTTTCTCTCAGCTGCTTTGCCGATTTTGTCGCAGGCCATGCAGTGCTCGCAGTTCAGCGTGCGGCAGAGCCAGGCTTTCACTGGCTGCCAGAACGTGACCATGAAGATGTGGCGGGCGCCGGCCAGTGCCAGGGACACATGCAGCGTAAGTCCGGCGGTGGTTGGTCCGAAGAAGATGTTCTGACTTCGCACCATCACCACAAAACCGCTAATGGCGATCGTCGAGTAGATCAGCTTCCCAAGAATGCCGTCCCTCACCTTCCCGCTCAGTACGCACCAGGTGGCCCACAGTGAAATCAGGCCAACCGCGATGGAGTTGATCAGTTCGTAATTCATGGTGGATTGCCTCCCCCGAACCGCTGGCGGATGAATGCCCAGAGGTCAGCGGCTTTAATGGCGCGGGTAATTGCAGCAATCAGCGATCCGCCGAAGGTGCCAAGCAGGAAGCCGATACCGGCAACGCTGCGAGGCTCGACCACGCCGAGGTAGGTGCTGACCAACCCCGTCAGGTAGTGAGCGCAGGCAGCGCCCGAGAAGATGAAGATCACCCAGGCCTTCCGGTCGACCAGGTCGTCCCGGTGCCACCAGCTAGCGGCGATAGCCCCGAGCAGTCCAGCTGTGAACCATGTATCCAACCTGTCGAGCAGGCGGTAGAGAAGCTCCATGCGCTCGACTCCGTGGGCATGATTGAAGAAATAACACATATTTGTTGTATTACAACAAATGTGTTGTAGAATCGACTCATCCAAACAACGAGGCGAGGTGATGAAGTTCAGCGAGTTCAGACGAAGGTTGAAGGCCCAAGGGGTGACCTTCGAAGCAGGCAAAGGAAGCCACTTCAGAGTCACCGCCCCAAACGGCAACAAGACCACCTTCGCGGATCACGGCAGCAAGGAAATGCCGGAACCGACCCGCAAGGCGATCATTAAACAACTGGGGCTCTGAGAGCCCCCACATCTGAATTGAACTCATCACCTCCAGAAGGAGTGACCATGTACGACTATGCAATCCGTTTTGAGCGGGATGACACACCTGGGCTCGCCGTGTTCTGCCGTGACTTGCCGCAATTTCACAGCTACGGCGATGACGAGCAGCACGCTGTGAGCGAAGCTGTAGACGGCATCGAGACAACTCTGTCGATCTATGTCGATGAACGTCGTGCAATTCCTGCGGCATCTGCGCCCGATGCTGACGAGCTCGTTGTTCACTTGCCGGCGGTTACCGTAGCAAAGATTGTTCTGTGGAATGCCATGATGGAGCGGGACATGCGCAAGGCTGATCTGTGCCGGTTGCTCGGCGTGCACCAGGCCCAAGGAGATCGCCTTGTGGACTTCCTGCACACATCGAAGATGGAGCAACTTGAAGCTGCTCTGCATACGCTGAACGTCAAGCTGCGATTGACTCAAGAGACGATCGTTGACCCGCTAGATATCTGGATAAACCTCCCAGAGTCGCGAACTTCTGCCCGGTTTGCGGTGCGACAGCTTGTCGAAGCCTTTGGAGAAAATCGTGAACTGGTGGTCGGTAAATCCAATGCCAACAGAGATGAAATCAAGGATTACAGCGTCGACTTCATCTTGCGTGACTTTGCGCACGCCGCCAGTCGCAACACTCGACAAGCTACCGTTCCAGTCATAGATGCCCTTGTCGCAACCGGTGTATTTCGTCGCTCCCGCATGGTCGACCCAGCAACAGCGCGAGAGGTCGATAGCCTGGCTCTCATCTAAGCGCGTGCCGATGGGCTGTGCCTATGCCCGCCAGCCCGTGCAATTGATTCCGCTCCAACAGCACTCCCAGCTCAGAGCGATGGGTGTGGTGGAGCCGAAAACGAAAAAGCCCCGGCAAATGCCGAGGCTCTGAATCAGTTAAAGCTATGACGATGCGACAGGCTTAAATGGTCTTACCCAAATCAGATGACTTATTCCGATCAATTTCTTCGAGCCGCTGCTCCAAAAATCGCTTCGCGGTTGCAACGTCGGCGAGACTCTGTTTTCGCCGAGGCTTATTGCCAGCCTCAACTTCAGCCTTGATTTGGAGCAAGTGGGCGACTGCGTCTTTAATATCCAGGTAGATACCTTGGACTTTACCGTTGAAAATTACTGCCCAAAACGGCCCCGGGATGTCTTTCTTTGGCTCGTAAGCCATAGCCATCGGAACGAACTCATTTGGCAGTTCTGAGAATTGGAATTCTGCAATCGCAAAATCGTACATCTGTCACATCCGTATCTAGGGGCGGACGATTATTCTCACAGATACCAGCAAGACAAAAAACCCGGCGCTTGGCCGGGTTCAGATATTCGTGTGCGTGTTGCGTGAATTGCGCACTATGGAAAAAGTACGCGCAATTCGCCGTCGTGTCAATATGTTTATGCCGCCTCCTCTTCTTTTTCCGCGTGAATAACCTGCCATACCGGCTGCTGAGCCTGAATATCCACTTCCCTGATCACTTCTTTCAGGGTTTCCCACAGGTCGAGCCAGTCGCGCGTCCAGTTTTTCGGATCAATCGTCACGCCGAAGAAGTCTTTCATCTCGGCAGCGACCCTGGCTGGCCCCCATTCGGCCGCCCCGCTCACTTGGGCCTTGTATGACTGCAATGCCAGAGTCACCAGGTAGTGCGCCTTCACTCGTTTTGTCGAGGTCAGATCGGGTAACTCTGCCTTTGACGCCACCAGCAACACCGCATTCATGACGTGCTGCATGGTCATCATCGGGTGATACAGGAAGTGCCCGAACTGCTGCACCTGGAACGGAAGCGTATCGATGGCGCGCAGGATCTTGCCGATGGTTGCCAGGTGCGCAGCGCGGGCGGTAGATCGACCGATGGGTGTCCGGCGCGTCTCGCTGATGCTGATCCGCTGCCGGGTGGCCATAATCCGCTCGGCCTTGTCGTCACCCAGGGCGGCGAACACCACCTCATGCAGGCGGGCCCGCGCCTTCTTCACCGATGCCGCCGACTGCGCCGAGTCGATGGCTGCCGCCGTGATCGAGGCGTTCGATTCGTGTTGAGAGTCAGTCCATGCCTGACGTGCGCCAATTAGCTTCATGCTGCTGCCCTCTTCAGTTCTTTGGTTTTTGCCCGGTAGTCGGCGGTCATTGCCTTCAGTTCTTCGACGGTGTACTTCTTCGGCTCATGCGGGCCTTCCAGCCAGTCGACCTGCTCGGCGCCGATCCTCTTAACCAGCGCGATGCGGTAATTCACAATGTTCCCGGATAGCTGGGTGTTGCACGGTGAACACTGGCGATGGCAGTTCAGCGGCTCGAAGCGCAATGCAGGGTTGCTGCCGACGGTGCGGTAATGCCCGGCGTCGTACTTGCCCTGGTGGTGCCGGCCGCAACTGATACAAGGCAGCTCGGCATCCCGCTCACGCACCCAGGCGTTGAAAGCAGTCTGCGTGTCTTTGAGATGTTCGGCACGGCTCTTCAGCTTCTCCTTGCGGACCTTGATCTCTCTGCGCTGGACCTGAGCAAGAGACTTGGGTGCCCTCTCCTGGTTCACGTCCTTGATGGCCAAGCCGCACTTGGGACTGCACACGGCTTGCCCGAGGCGCTGCGGTGGGAAGCTGACGCCGCATGCCGGGTTCTTGCACGTCTTCGGCTTAGGTTGCTTGGCGATCATGCAGCCTCCTTGCTGAGCAAATCGGTGAAGAACACGCCTTGGCTGGTGAAGAAAGTGGCGATGCGGTCGGTGTACGCCACGCCCTGG